TCCAAGTTGATATAGCCGGTGGGGATGGACTCGCCGCCGGACCTGATCGCCGTGAGCTCGATCAGCTCGGAGTCGTCCAGCCACAGGCGCCACGGCCTGGCGTACTGGTCGGGCCAGTCGAAGTACCGGGTGTCGACCTGCGGGTAGAAGCGGCGGTGGCACAGGCCCTCGGCGTTCCGGGAGGCAGCGTCGATCGCCCGGTCGACCTGCGAGTTCGATCGGGCGGTCTCCTTTAGGTCGAGAGCGTTCTTGACGTCCTCCCTGGTGGCGTACCAGACGCTCACGGTGCCTCCCTCCATGGCTGATCGGAATGCTGCTGGCTGGGCTGTGTGCGGTCAGTGGCCGACGGTCTGGCCGTTGGGTCGCCAGCCGTCGAACGGGCAGTACAGGAGCCCGTCAGGGCCACTCAGGAGGGGTTCTCCGTCGTTCGGGCACGCGATCGGCCCTTGCTGCTGCTCGGCTTGCTGCTGGGCTGAGGCTTCGCGGACGATGTCTCGGAGCTGTTCCCAGGAGATGACTCCTCCTCGGGTGCGGGCTGGACGGTGTCACCGTCCGGCAGGCTGGTGACCTCGGGGCCGGGCTCGCCGACGAGGGTTGCCTCGGCGGCGACGGTGGGGCCACCGTGGACGGTGATCTTCGGCATGGGGTCCTCCTCGCGGTCAGTGGACTGACAGTGCGGGCATGCGGGCAGCCCCACCGCGTAGACGGTGGAGCAGCCCGCACACCCCCACAGAGCCATCAGGCCGCCGTCACCGAGGCGCCGTTGTCCAGCGGGATGTACGTGAGCAACCACTTGACGGCGCCGGTGTTGCTGGCCGCGCAGGACAGGTCGATCGTGCCGACCGGCACGACCACGGCGTTCCGCGGCACCACGCCCGCTCCGGCGTTCGCACCGACCATCGCGTCGCTGAAGAGGCCGGTGATGCCGTACAGGCATCCGACCTGGTCGGCGGTGATGTCGAGCGTGGCGCACAGGTCGACGTCGGTGCCGGTCGTCGGGTTCGACACGATCTTGGTGGCGTTGGCCTGCGTCTGGATGACCGTGGTGACCTCGCCCACGATCGAGGTGACGAGGACCCGGCCACCGGTGACGGTGAACAGGGCCGCCTGCGTGGTCTGCGGGAGCGCTGCCGCGGTCCGGTCGACCTTCGAGCCGAAGAGGATCGTGCGGAGCTGGTCACCCTGGATGAGCGTCGACATGATCAGACCCCCATCGCGGGGAGGTTCGCCGGGGTCCGCTGCACGGCGAGGTTCGACGTCACGGCGGTCACGGTGCCCGCGCCGGTGCTGGTGAGCTTGACCCAGTCGTACGTATCGGACAGGGACGTGGCCATGATCTCGACGCACATGGCGTTCTGCGTCGCCGCGGCGGCGGTGACCACGGTCGCGGCGGCCGCCTGCGTGCGGCGGGTCCACGCGTCCGAGCCGTTGCCGGTATTGGTGTGGTACTCGGTGATGACGGCGAGGTTCTGGGACCCGGTGCCCGAGGAGTCCTTGGCTTCCTGCAGGGTGTACGTGTCACCCGCGGCGCCGCCGAGGTAGCAGGAGAACGCCACGCTCGCGGCGTCCTTGAGGTTGATCCACACGCCGTCGGCAGCGGGACTGAAGTTGACCAGCCTGCCGAGGATCTTCTGAGCCATGGTGGTGCCTCTCGTCTTGGTGTGCCTGCCGGGGCGACGCTGCCGGCCCGGGTGGAGGCGGGCGCCAGGGTGTCAGTGCTGGCGCCCGCCGTCGGGTTACGCGCGGTCGGCGATCTCGACGAACGGGGAGAGCGTCGGGCCGCCGTTCTGCGGGGTGATCGGCGACTGCAGCCACGGGCGGCCGTCGACCCGCTGGATGATGCGGAACGCCGTCTGGTCGTTGCCGAACTTCCAGTCGGTGGACGACGACGCGGTCATGGTCTGCCTGTCGCCGATGAGGTAGTACGACAGGTCGACGAACGCGAGGTCGGAGCGGTCGCCGAGGCGGCCGGCCTTCTCGGAGACGACCAGCGGACGGCCGAAGATCGTCATCGGGGCGGGGCCGGCGACGTTCGTCAGCATGACCGGGCCGCCACCGGTGCCGACGGACAGCGCCATGGTGAAGAGCTCCGGGATGGCCTCCGGGGAGCACACCCAGATGCCGCGGGCCAGCGAGCTGGGCAGCATGCGGGAGTACATCTTGATGACGTTCTCCACGACGATGGTGTCCGCGACCTGGCCGGATTCCTTGGCGACGGCGACGCCCGCGGAGTTGCCCGCGCCGAGGAAGCCGAGGGGCTCACCCGACCCGGTGCCGGACATGAACGCCACGTCCTCGAAGAACGCGAGGGCCTGCGGCCACAGCGTCTCCACCAGCGCCGCGAAGGAGATCAGGGAGTCCTGCAGGAGCTCGTTCGGGACGACGGACAGACCCGTGAGCTTCTTGGCGTCGAGGGTGGCCCGGCCGAACTTCGGCGAAGCGTCGGTGAGGGCGGCGGACTCCTCACCCCAGTAGGCGATCATCCCGCCGTACACGGAGCCGGCGTTGGTCGTCGAGTCGATCATCGGCATCGGAACGCGGGCCGACTCCATCGGCACGACCGTCGCCCGGGAACGGACCACGGCCAGGTCGAGGGCGATCTGCAGGAGCTGCGAGCGCAGGGTCTCCGGAACGAGGAACCCGCCGTCGGCCGGCACGACGGACGAGTACGAGTTCCGCAGGGCCGCCATCTTCTGCTGCAGCTCGGCGTTGTTGTTGAGGTGCCAGGCGGCGTGGATGAACTCGCCGGCGCTACCGAACTCGTTGTCGATGCGGGCGCCCGGGGCCTTCGCGTTGTAGGCGGTGGCCTGCTTGTGCGAGGTGAGCATGTTGGTGGGGCGGGTCTGCGGGTCGAGGTTGAGCCGCTTGATGCCGTCCCGGCTGGCGTCCTGCGCGTTGTCGCGCAGCATGTTGGCGAGCTGCCGCTGCGTCTCGGTCTCGATCTGCCGCTGCAGCTCGGTGCCGTCGCCCTGCTGCTCGGCCGCGTAGGCGCCGATGAACGCGTGGAGGGTCGTGGCGTCCTTGAGGATGGGCGCGTATCGGCCGGGGTCGCCCATCATCTCGGCGAGCTCGTCGGCGTTCTTCGGGACGGGGATGTCCTTCGGGAGGACGGTGGGAGCGGTCACAGCAGTGCCTCCGTCAGGCGTGTGAACGCGTCGTCGGGTGACGGCGCAGTGGTGGTGAGGTGTGCGGTGGCCTCGGTCCACGGGTCGGGCGTGAGGGCCTCGACGGGGGCGGTCGGCTCGGGGACCTCAGCGGGTTCGACTGCGGCAGGCGCGTCCGGGGTCACCTCGGTAGCGGGCTCCACAGCAGGCTCGGGAGCGACGACCGGGGCCACGGGGCAGTCAACGGCCGCGTTCACCGGTGCCGGTGGCGGCGCATCGGCACGCGACGGGTACCGGAAGATCGACAGGTCCCAGGAATTCTGGGACGAATTTGCGTCCGTGAGAGAATGAACGGACGCCACCTCGTCCGCCAGGCCCGCCTCTACGGCCTCGTCGGCGGTGTACCAGGTCTCGGCGGTCATCAGTGCCCGCCACTCGGCGACGGTCCCGCCGGCGCGCTTGGCGTAGATGTCGGCGATGTTGTCGGACTGCCGGTCAAGGAGCTCGGCGGTCTGGCGCATGTCCGCCGCATTGCCGATGCACAGTCCCGACCCGTCGTGGATCATCATCTGCGAGTTGGGGGCCATGACGATCCGGTCACCGGCCATCGCGATCACGCTGGCGATGCTCGCCGCCAGGGAGTCCACGTACGTGGTGACGTTGGCGGGGTGGCTGCGCAGGGCGTTCATGATGGCGATGCCGTCGAAGATCTCCCCGCCTGGGGAGTTCAGGTGCAGGTCGATGTCGGTGGCGTTGACCTGGCTGAGGTCGCGCATGAAGTCGGAGGCGGTGATACCCCAGTAGCCGATCTCGTCGTAGATGTGGACCTGCGCGGTTCCGCCGGACACGCTGTTGGTGATGCGGTACCAGTCGTTGCGGCCCTGCCGCAGCTGTGCCCGGGGCCGAGCAGTGCGCAGCCTGTCAGGCATCCAGCCCTCCTCCGGTCGGCCATTCCCGTCAACGGGATGTAACCGCCCGGCTGCTACTGCCAGCGGCTATGCGCCGAGCTGCAGGGGCTCAGGGGCGGCCCGAGTGGCGCCGGTGAAGGCAATGTCGGGCAGGCCGACTGCGGCCAGGGCAGCCGACGGGTCGAAGCCCTCGCGGACCAGGGCCACCGCCGCGTTGACCTTCGCAGTCAGATCGGCGTTCTCCGCCTCCGCGTCGTCCGGGACGGGGCTGCAGTAGTCCCACTCCAGGCCCTTCGCTGTCGGCCCGAACAGGGGCAGCAGGTCGAAGTTGAGGGCCGCCTTGATGCGTTCCAGGCGGGGGACGGTGATCTGCCGGGCGAACCACACCATGGCGGCCTCGGCCGTCGAACGGTTGACGTCGGACACCTCGCCGAGCGCGAAGGCGGGCATGCCGTACGCCTCGCGGATCACGTCGCGGGAGACGGAGCGGAGCTCGGCGAACTGCATGTCGCGCTGCGTGTACTTACGGTCGACCCACTTGCCGGCTTCGAGGATCGCCACGCGATGCGCTGCCGCGACGCCCTTGTGCTGCTCGTTCCAGCGCATCCGCAGCGTGTCGAACGCGTCGTCGCCGAGGGTGCCGGGCACCTCGATGATGCCGCCGGGCTCCGCGCTGTTGAGGAAGAAGTTCTTGTTCCACTCTGCGGAGTACCGGGTGGCGTCCAGGTCCGTGAGGATCGACTGCACCGGGCCCATGCCGCGGTAGATGTCCGTCGGGTTCGGCATGCGCAGGAAGATGACCTCGTCCAGGCGGAGAGGGATCCGCTCGCCGTCCGGACCGGAGTAGATGTAGCCGGCCAGGAAGTTCTCGGCCGACGGGATGGGCTCCATGCGGTCCGGGCGGACAGGCCACAGCTCCAGCGGGATCGTGGCCCGCGGATCCCGGTAGATGACCCACCAGCCTTCACCGGTCAGGTCGATGTGCTGCTGGAACGACTCGACGAACTCCTGCCTCGGCATGAACGGGTTCGGCTTGTTCCACAGGTCGAGGGCGGCGTGCGCCGTGACCTCGGTCCGCTCGTCGTCGTTGCCGCTGGCGGCCTTGCGGTACAGCTTCCACTCGACCTGCGCGGTCGCGTTACTGGTGCGGTTGACGATGCTGAAGAGCGTGCCAACGCTACCCATGGCCTGCATCTGCGCGGTCCGGCTGGACGGCGAGCTGCCACCCCAGTTGAGGATCGACGAAGCGCGGGTGCCCGTGTACGGCACCGGGGCACGGTTGCGCAGCGAGGAGACGATCGAGCGGGTGAGTGACGTCACTGGCTATGCCTCCTCAGCGGGATCGGAACCGGTCCGCGACGCCCATCTCAACGCACAGGCACGACGCACCGGCCGCCACGAAGCCGAGGGGTGGCCAGGCCAGCCACAGCCCGTACGAGGCGAGCGCCACGCCGGCCACGACGAGGAGGACTTGCAGGAGCGGGGCAAGCCGCTGGTAGGGGATCACAGCCACCTCACTCGGGGCTGCGCGACGAGGTCGCGTTCGGCGGCTGCGTAGCGCATGGCGTCCATGCCGTGGTCGTCCTGCTTCACCGGGGCCTCCTTCGGCTGCTTGCCGGGCTGAGCGTCCCAGATGTACCCGACGATCTCTTCGGCGGTGCAGGTCGGCTTCTTGGCTTCGTCAAGGGCTGCGTCCCGTTCAACGAGGGCGTCCTCGCACAGGAAGATGCGCGGCTTGCCGTCGCCCGCAGGCTTGAGGCGGGACTCGACGGCTTGGATGCCGTCCTTGACGGTCTTGTGGGCGGCGCGGGTGCCCATCTGGAGGTGTCGTTCCAGGGTGGCTCGGTCTTCGGCGTCGTGGTCGCAGATGATGGCCAGGGGTTTCGGTTCGGTCCAGATGCGGAGCCCGGCGGCGATGTCGTCGTTGATGTCCTTGGCGGTGAGGACGGTTCGTTCCGGGACGTTGCCGATGACCTTGGTGACCTGCAGGAGGATGTCTCGGGCGTGGTCTTCGACGAGGGTCTTCGTCTTGTAGATCTCGCGGTACATGTACAGCCGGCCGTCGGGGTCTTCGGCCCACCACTGTGCACAGAAAGGGTTGGTGTAGCCGAAGTCGATGACGAGGCGCCGGGTCCATCCGGGCTGGATGACGGTCTTCGGGACGATGTGCAGGGTGGGGTCGAACGTTTCGTAGATGAGGCCCTCGGCGGCGGCCCAGATGCCGTCGCGGAGCCGGAGTTTGCGGACTCCGGTGAGGGCGTCGAGCTTGGCCATGTAGTCGATGCCGGCCGGGGTGAGGGTGCCGTCGGCGTTGACGTAGGCGGGGTTGTCGCGGTGCAGCGAGGTGAGGAGGCGGAGGGATCCGGCGTCACCGCGCTGCTTGATCCAGTGGGTGGGGTGAACCGGGTTGCAGGCGGCGATCTGCTGCTGCCAGGAGAGGACGCCGTTGCGGAGGCGGGTGCCGAGGGTCTCCCAGTCGGTGATGGTGAGTTCGGTGGCCTCGTCGCAGAAGATCAGGTCGTATTCGGAGGAGAGCACTTTCTCGGGCTTGTCGAGGCCGCCGACGTTGATGACGCTGCCGTTGCTGTACCGGTAGCCGGGCGCCTCTCGCTGTGACCCGCCGAACCAGTTGACGACGCCCTGGTCGAGGGCGGCGGCGGCGACCTTCTTCTCGAACGTGACCAGCGTCGTGCTGCCCAGGCTGACGGCGGTCTTGCGGGCGATGAGGCAGCGAATCCCGGGCGTTGACAGGGCTGCGAGGTGGACGCGGAACAGGCATGCCAGGCTCTTGCCGGTGCCTGCGGCACCGGCCATCACGACCTCGGCGGCCCGGGTACGGAAGAGTTCTCGCGCGGCTCCGCGTGGCTCGTACCGGACGACGGTGGCCGTGGTCACTGGTACCTGATCTCCCATGTGCGAAGACCGCGGTATCGGGGCTGTTGGGTGACGGCCCCGACGAAGGCCTGCCTGTTGTCCTGGTCGGCGGTCCACTGGGCGAGTCGCCGTACCACCACCGTTGGGATCGGCAGGCGGGAGTGGTACTCGGACCGTGTCCACCCGCGTTCGCTGGTGAAGGTGCTGTTCGCCAGACGCCAGAATGCCTTGCGGTGGGCCCACTTGCGGATGCGGATCATCGAAGTTCCTCGGGGTTGATGCCGACGATCTCGTAGCTGACGCCGCCGGAGATCTGGGTCTTGGCCGGCTGGTCCAGGCCGAGGAGCTTGCGGCGCGACTCGGAGATCTTCACGATGCGGTCGATCGCGGAGAGGATCGGCCCGTCGTCTGGCAGTGGCTGCCCGTCGAGTTCGACGACCCGGCCGTTCGACACGGTGATGTGTTCGCGTTCGAGCACGGCGAGGGCTTTGCGGTGTGCCTGGTCGAGGCGGTCGAGCTCGAAGGCGATGGCGTCTTCGGCGGCCTCGCGGACGACGGCCTGCATGGCTTCGCGGACGTAGTCGTAGGCGTTGCGGACATCGGTGTTGAGGGCGGTGGCGATCTGGCGGTAGGTGTAGCCGCGGGATCGGAGGCGTGCGGCTTCGGCGCGGCGTTCGGCTCCGGTGAGGGTGAGGAGCCATTTGCCGTTGCCGTCGCGGGGCTGGTCTGGGTCGTACTGGGTGGTCATGGTCTCCCCTTTCCTGTGGGCAGGGTAGGGAAGGCGTGGGTCAGCCCCCGGGGTCTCGTCAGTCCCGGGGGCTTTCGGCCCACCCTGCCGCGGGGTCGGCGGCGGCCCTGCCTGTGGGGGGAGACCCAGCGGGGCCGCCGCGACCCTGAAGGGAGGGTTGCAGGGGGGTGGGACAGGCTATTTGCGGCGGGCGAGCTTGATGATCAGGGTGGTGATGGCGGCGATGACGATGAGTATGCCGAGGATGATGTGCCAGGGTTCGATCATGGGTGGCTCCTGGTAGTGCGGATGGTGGTGGGCATCCTGCCGCAGGGCGACCGGGTGGGGTGGGGGAATGCCGAAGGCCCGCAGCTGCTGGACGGCTGCGGGCCCTGCTGGTGGCGGTCAGGCGATGGAGTCCCATTCCGACCGGTAGTCGGGGTGTTCATGCCAATGCGAGGCGATGCCGCGGAGGATCGTCCACTCCAGGATGGCGTTGCTTCCCTGCTGGATGAGGCTCTTGCCCATGACCCGGGCTGCCATGGTGGCGTCGCTGAGGGCGAGGATCGCGCGGCCGGTGTCGTCGGGTCGGGGGAATGAGGGCGGCATGATGAGGGCGAGCCGCAGGTCGATGAAGTCTGCGATGGCTTCGAGGTCGGCCAACTCGGCGGGTCCGTACTTCGGCGCGGCCGGCGGGGCGGGGGTTGGCGCTGGTGGTTCCGGCCTGGGCTTGCGGAACAGCATCATGCCTCCGGTGCCCACTCGGGCCGGTAGTCGGGGTGCCCGGCGTGAGGCAGGGCGAACAAGCGGAGCGCATGAACCAGGGCAGACGCAAAGCCATTCATGAAGGTCCCGTGGTAGTCGTAGGCCCGTTCGGCCAGCCGTACCACCTCACGCTTGGCGTTGACCTCGGCCAGCACCCGCGCCGGATCGTGCCTAGCCCAGTGGTCGACGATCCCTGGGGCGAGCGGCATGGGCAGGGCCCGGCCGTCGGTCGTCACGGTCGAGTGGGCGAGCACCCAGCCGTTACGGGTGCGAAGCACATCGACCCCGTCCGCCATCCACTGGCCGTCCCAAGGGGCGCTGCGGTCCTGGACCCCGCGTGCCACCTGCTCGTCTTCGTCGAAACGGTTCCGCAGGAACTTCACCAGGTCGTCGGTCATGCCTCATTCTCCCCCACAAGGGTTAGCTGGTGGGCAGCCACGGCCCGAGGGCGGCGGTCCACTGCTGGGCCATGCGCATGTATCCGGCGTCTATGGGGTGGATGCCGTCCTCAGTCCAACGCTGCGGAACGACAGTCATGTCCGCCGCGACGACGCGGCCGCCTGCGGTGCGGGCGGTGACGACGTTGTCGATGTAGCCGTTGATCTGCTGCTCGCGGGCGGCAACGGTCGTGTTGCGGCCGTACTGGATGCGGGCGCAGGCGACGCGGACGGTGGGCGACGAGGCGAGCACCTGGTCGACGAAGGTGGCGTACCTGTTCTGCCAGTCCGTCATGTCGTTCTGCATCGCGTCGTTGGTGCCCAGGTGGACGAGGACCACGTCCGGCTGTGCGGTAGGGAGTGCGGCGAGCGCCAGGGGTGCGACGAAGCGGAGCGTCTGCCCGGAGTAAGCCTGCAGGCTGTAGGCGGGAGAAGTGCCGCGCTGCCCGAGAAGGTCTGTGAGCCAGGGCCGGTAGCCCTGGCTGTCGGTGGATCCGGCGCCGTCGGTGATGCTGTCACCCACGCACATGATCTTGATGGCGTGGGCGGGTGCAGGGCGCTGACTGGCCAGGCTGTCGCGGAGGTACAGGCCAAGCGCGGTGAGGCGCCGCTCCATTTCCTGCAGGTTGTGGGTGGCGGCCTCGTCGTCGCTACCGAGGTTGGTGTACTCGACGTAGCCGGCGGCGGTGGCGCCGATGGCTACGGCGCGGGCGGTGTCCGGGCTGTACGGGCTGGTCACTGTGGGCTCCCTGCAACGGCGGTGGTCCCGGCATTGGAGCAGGATGCCGGGACCATGTGGCGCGCGCTGCGGGGGTTACGGGTTCTCGTCGCCGTACAGTGCGGCAAGGAGCCTGCGTACCGGCACGTCCTCACTGGCGCGCTCGAACTGGCGAATCAGCCGGGTGACTCGGGCAAGGGTGGCTTCGGTGTCGCGCATCCGGGCGAGCTCCGGCGCGAACGCCTTGCGGAGGGTGCCGGCGGCAACCCGGCGGGCGTGCTCGCCGCCGGTCGTGCCGACGATGGCCTGCCGGTCCGGCCAGGGCAAGTCGTTGATGGCAGCCTCGATGCGGTCACGGGCAGCCCGGGCGCTCATGATTGGGCCTTCGGGTCGATCAGGTTGGCGAGCTCTTCGGCGTACTCGCGTTGCAGTTGCGTCTCATGGTCGATGAACCCGTGGGCGACTTCCCCGTCATGTTCGCGCTTGTCAGCATGGGCGCGGATCTTCTCGGCGAGCTCGTGGGCGTACTGGTCGAGCAGGCGCCGCGGTCGGTCCCCGCCGAGCTCGTCTTCACTCTCGAAGCGCCAGAAGGTCATGAGGGCAGTGTGGATCTGCTCTCGGGCAGGGGTGGGAGTCTGCCGTTGTCCTTGTCCAACCATGTCGCTCATCCTCTCGCGATGGTGGTCTGCCAGCCAGGGATCTGCCGGACATGCACGACGGCATCGCAGCGCGCGCACTCCCACTCGCCGAGGTCGAGATCGTACGCCTGCCCACCACAATGCACCGGCACCCTGTCCCGGCCGAGGGCGACGAACCCCCACCCCGCCGCCGGGTCCACATCGTCCAGGCCGCCGCTCGTGTCGCTCATGTGCTCATTGTCCTCATCTGTCTGACAGCGCGTGGCGGTTTCACAGGGCGCGCTTCGGGGTGGTCCGCTGTTCGCCAAGGGCGGCGATGTGCCGGCGGGCGGCGGCTCGGTCGGCGGCTTGCACGCCGTCTCGGGCCAGGCTGATGCCGTTGCTGCCTGCCTTCGCCACCTCGCCGAGGGTGCGGGCGCCCTGGCCTGCGGCGTTCATGGCGGCGGTGGCGGTGTTGAGGCCAGCGACGACGACCGCAGCCAGGCCGGGCCCGCTGCTGCCACCAGCGCGGGGTGCGGCCGGGGCGGCCGGGGCCTGGGCGAGCGCCCGACCGCCGGGCTTGCCAGCCGCCTTCTTCTCGCTCTTGCCGGGCCGGGCGGCGATGCCGGCCAGCTTGAGGTCGCCCGCCTGGTGCTCGAACCGGCCTGTGCGCGGCAGGGCCTTGACCAGGCTGATTGTCAGCTCAGGTACCCGCCACTGATGGGCCGGGTTGGCGCCGCACGTGATCGTCGCGACGCCCTTCTCGCCCTCCGCCGTCAGGGTGTGGCCGCCACCCTTCCCGATGTCGCCGCAGCCCTTCTCCGGGCAGGCCAACGACACGCCGTTGACCATGAGCGGGCCAAGGATCCGCACCGCATGCGTGGGACCGCTGAACATGCCCATCACTCGCCGACCCGGGTGACCTGAGTGATGGTCTGCTGAATGGTCTGGGTGACCTCCAGAACCCGCGCCGGACCGGTCTTCTTGCCGGCGAACAGGTTGATCAGGATGAGCGCGGCCACCGCGGGGCCACCGATCTGCAGGGCGATCATCAGCATGCTGCCGAGTCCAGCCGAGATGCTGGCCACCCCTTCTGCGATGACCGGGGCGAGGGCCGCTCCGCCGCCGGCGAGGCCGATGACGGCGGCGGAGCGGACCATCCACTGCTCCAGGTGCGGGCCACGGTCGGCCGGCAGGGCGGGGAGGTTCGACTGGGGGGTGATGAGCTGGATGGTGATCGGCTGCGGGGTCGTCGGGGGCTGGACGGCGGGCGCGTACCCGTTGGCCTCGGCGCGGTCGATGGCGGCCTGCAGTTCGTCGGTGTACCGGTACTCGCTGGTGCCGTCCGGGTAGGTGATCTGGGCGACGCCGGGCAGCGGGGTCTGGGTGGCGGGGACGGTGTCCATCGGGGGCTCCTCGGGTGGTTTGTGATGCTTTGGGGGTCCGGACGGGCTCCGGATGGCCAACGTTCGTGCAGGTCAGGCGAGCGGACGGGGCCCGGACGGCGGCCCACGGCCCGGACTTTCGTCCGGGCTCGGCTGCCTGCGTCCGGTGGGGGTCCGGACGTTTGACCTGCGGCGATGCAGGCCGTCCGGACCCCCGTCCGGTAGACATTCAGGACAAAGCGGCCGCGGTGCGAAGGTCGGCAAGGTGGTAGCCGGACACGTTCCGGCCGGCGTCCTTCCACTGCCGGGACGCCAGCGACCGCGGCGTGCCGTCCAGCGCGGCCCGGATCTCCTCGGCCAGCCGCTGGCCGCCGGTCTTCGCATACAGGGCCCGGTCGTCCGAGGCCGGCGCCCAGCTGCCGTCCCGGGCAGCGAGGCCGTCCAGCAGGGCCAGCGTCGTCAGCCGCTCCGGGTCACCCTGTTCGGCGAACACGGCGAGCAGGTCCGCGAGGATGCCCCGCACGACGGCGCCCGGCCGGCCCATGCCCTTCGGGCCGCCAACAGCCGACGACGTGCCGAACTCGGCGACCAGGGCGCCCTCGATGGGGTCGGCGAACTGGCCGGGCAGGCGGTGCGCGGCGGCCCGGTACTTGACGCCAGCCTCGACCAGTGGCAGCGCGCCGTCGAACTCTCGGTCCTCGATGAAGAACCCGCGGAACAGGATCCCGGGGGCGCCGTCGGCGTCGATGATGGCCAGGCCGGGCGTGGAGACCGGGATGTGGTGTGCGGCCATGCCGTTGCCCGTCGCGCCGTCGTTGAGGATCGCGTTGGTCTGAGCAGCCGTCGCGGTCTTCGTCGCCAGCCGCGACTTGGTGTTCTTCTTGAACTTCGGCGGGATGGTGTGCGCGTCCGGGTCCTGGGTAACCAGCAGCACCGTCATGTTGAGGCTGGCCGCGTAGCCGCTGATCTCGACCAGCAGCCGGAAGACGTCCGCGTTGTCGGTGTACACCTGCGCCTCGTCGATGATCAGCACCTCCAGCGGGAACAGGTCGAGCATCTGCTCCGTGACGCGCCGGATGCCGTGCTCCTCCAGGTAGTCGTCCCGCCGGTCCGCCTCGGCCTTGAACGCCTTGAGGAGGGCGAGCAGCCGGTCGGCGCGGTTGCCGAAGAACGTGGCGCACAGCGGCGCGAACGACACGAGCTCGGCAGCCTTCCGGCCAGACACCAGTCGGATGTTGACCCGCGGGTCCAGGCCGAGCGCCGGGATGATGTTCCGCAGCAGCATGCCCTTGCCGGTCTGGGACATGCCGCCGAGCAGGGCCATGACGTGACGCAGCCGCAGGTAGACGGTGTTGCCGCGCCGGTCGAAGCCGACGGGTACACCGATGTTCCACAGGTCGGTCGGCTCGATCCGGTTGCCGGTGCCGAACAGGGGCGACGGGCGGCCGTCCTTGAACGGGTTGGCGGTGGCGGTCCACACGACGATCTGTGACTCGTGTTCGCCGCGGGAGATGTCGATCTGGTCGGCGGGCAGCCGCAGCAGGCCGGCGATCTCGCTGGTCTTGGCTCGCACCTTGTCGGCGGTGATGCCGCCGGTCAGGTCGTAGACGTGGATGGCGGATCCGTCGGGAAGGTGCTTGCTGGGGCCGACGGGGTGGGCGGTCGGGCCGCCGTCGCGGAGGAGGCCGGCACCGGCGAGGGCGTCGATGATGCGCGGGTCGGTGATGGGCCCGTGGCCGGCGGGGATGGCGTCGATGATCTGCGCGGGCTTGGTGGTGCCAGCCTTCTTGTGCCGGTAGCCGTGGGCGGCGAGCGTGGCGGCGAGGGCCGCAGTGAGCGGGCCTGCAGCGACCCAGGCGCCGAGTGCCGCGGTAATGACGGTCGCGGCGATGTACAGGCCGACGCCGGATGTCGCGGCGATCCGCCAGGGCGACGTGAGCCGGTCCTTGGCGTCGGCGGCCTTCTCGACGCGGAGCTGGCGGACGAGGGCGTTGTCTCTGGCGCGCTTGGCTTCGCGGATGGGCTCGTTGTACTCCCAGGCCAGCGCGAAGTGGAAGGCGCTACGGATGCCGACGCCAGCGCCGTACCCGGCGAGGAGGAGGATCCGGGCCGCGTACAGGGGGGTGCGGGCGCCGTGGAAGATCAGGCGGTGGGCAGCGACGTCCCGGCCGTGCCGCAAGGAGCCGGCGAGGGCCTGGCTGGAGAGGAGCCAGGCGGGCAGCGCCTTGTGCGCCTGAATAGTGAGCCAGCTCGGTTCCTGGGTCAGGGTCGGCTCGACGATCGTGCCGACCATGGCGCCTCGGCGTCCGTGCTCGCTGAGCGCGGCCGCGTCCTGCATGGCGGTCTCCAACTCGGCGAGCTGCTCGGGGCTGAAGTAGACGCTGAGGTCGGTGGGTCCGTCATCGGCGGGGCCCGGTGTCGGGCCGGTCGTGTACTCGGACATCGGGTGCTCCAGGGTGATCGCGGCGGGGGTGGCGGGTTACGGGCGGTAGCGGTCTGGCGGTGGGTCAGACTTCGCCGCGGAGCTGCTTCACGTGCCGGGTGAGGCGGGACAGGTAGTCGGTCTCGCCTCCGCCGATGAGGTCCTTCACGGTGCGGACGGAGATCGTCTTGCGGGACTCGGCGAGGAGGTTGGCGTAGGCCTGAACCTTGTCGATGTCCGCCGGGTCGAGGGGGCGCTGAGCGCGCTCACGGCGCCCGCCGAGAATGCGGCGCTTCCCTTTTCCCCCAAGGGCTTCGGCGGCCTGCGACGGCCCCGTGGGGGGCCGCTTCGGGGCTGTTCGGGAAACGCCTCCGCCTCCCTCGCCGTCGTCCCCGTCGGGGCGCTCGATCGGCGAGCGGTACATGCTGCCGATCGGGCCGGTGAACGCGTCGAGCAGGTCATCGGGAACGGTGTCGGGGAACAGCGGGGCGTCATCCGCCTCGGTGCCGAGTGCCTCCGTCATGCGCCGCTTGGACTGCGCACGCAGCGCAACCATCGCGGGGGTCAGGCCGACCTCGCGAGTGCCGTGGTGGACCTCCCACGCCGAGGTGAACGCCGCCTCAAACTCGACGGTGGCGAACGCCGCGGCGGACACGATCCGCTCGGCGGTGCGCTGCACGTCCTGGTGCGCTGCGGCCCGCTCCTTCGCATGGGCCTTGCGGCCCTTCTCGGCGGCCCGCTCCTCCTTCGTGCGACGGGAGGTTCCGTGCCGGCCAGCGCAGCGCAGCTCCCAGAAGGCGACACCGGCGAGGGAGGCGAGGCCGAGAACCGCGGCGACCCACCAGCCGCGCTCCAGGTTGTGCGCCACGTTGATGACCGCGGCAACAAGAGCGCAGCCCCACATGGCCAGCCGGTATGGGGCGGTGGGGCGGCCGTCGCGCAGTGCCCGGGCACCACCCACGGTGGCGGACCAGGCGCCGAGCTCCAGCATCAGGGCCAGGGACACGGCGGACCCGAAGTCGACCTTGCCGCCGAGTGCTCCGACCTGCGAGGCAACTGACGGTACGACGGCCAGCAGGATCATCAGGATGGCGAACGCGGTGTCGGACTCGGCGGCAAGCCATGTCTTGGCGTTGGCGATCCGCTCGGTGCGACGCTGCCGACGTTCGGCCTGCTCGCGCTTGCGCCGCTGCTGTTCGGCGGCCTTGTCCTTGCGGGCCTGCTCGGCCTGCTCGTTGCGCTCCTGGCGCAGGCGGTCGGCGTCGGCCTGCTCGCGCTGCTGCCGGAGCTCGGCGTCGAGGCGCTTGTCCTGGCGGCGCTGCTCGTAGAACTCGGCGCTCACTGCTGATGTCCTTCCGGGGTGGTGGTGCTGCGGATGGGTAACTGGCGGCTGGTCACTGGGGTCGCCTGAGGTGGGCACTGGTCATGGCGGTGAGACGGGCGAGGTCCTCGGTGGCGATGCGCTGGGCTTCGACCGCGGCGTGGGCGGCCTGCCGGGCCTGCTCGGCGGCTGCGGCAGCGATGCGCTGGGCTTCGGCTGCGGCGCTCACCTGTCTGCTCCCTGCCGTGTGCCGTGCGGGTGGCGGGCGGAGTCGAGGGCCAGGACGGTGAGCAGGATGAGGGCGCCGACGGTGCGGGTCCCGGTGGACGGCAGGACGCCGACCATCCACAGCACGGCGATCGGCGCCATCAGGAGCGGGCCGAGGATGCGCAGGCGGAGCCAGATACCGGCGACGAGCTGGGCGGTGGTGGGCAGGTGCGGGGGCATGACGGTCTCCAAGCGGGAGGCGTGCGGCGGGGATCTGGGATGGTGCGCGCTCCTGGGTCTGAGCCGTGCCGGCCGTGGTCGCCGGAGGAGCGCGCTGGGGATCAGTGCTGCGGGTCGGCGAGCGGGGTGTCGAGGTTCGCGCGGTACAGTTCGGCGATCTCGCTGCCGTCGGTGGTGCGCGTGTTGAACCGGGCACTGACCTCGGCCACGATCTGCTGGCAGCGGCTGTCGTCGCCGACCTTGCGGGCGGCGCGGTAGTCGTCGGCGCTCTGGTGAGCCATGGGTGTGTCCTCTCATGCAGTCCGGCACCGGGTCGGTGCTGGGTGGTGCGCGCCCGGGTCGTGAACCCGCGCCGGCCCGGGGCCGGAGGCGCGCTGGCGGGTCAGCTGCGGCGGCGGCCGAACAGTCCGGCGAGGCCGACGACCGCGTTGGCGGTGCTCTCACTGCAGTCCGCCTCGCGGGCCTTGCGGACCTCGAGGCCCGTGGGCAGCGGGCGGGAGCCCTCGATGAAGTCGACGTCGTCGGTGCGCTCGATGTTCGAGGGGCGGGGAGTGTGGGGCATGGTCTGCTCCTTCTGCTGGTCCGGCGGCGGGGTGCTGCCGGGTGGTGCGCGTCTCCGTCGTGAGCGGGCGCCGGCCGGGCCGGGGACGCGCGACGGGTCAGGGGGTGAGGGAGCGGACGGTGCGGGCGGACTCCCGGGCCCTGTCCGCGGCCTGCTCGTACTCGGTCCACGCCTGCGGCTCGGTGTCGGCGTCTGCGTCGTACCAGCGGTCGAACGCGGCCTTGGCGACAGCGTCGGCCTGCTCCAGCTCGGCGGCCGCAGCGCGGCGGGCGGTGGTCAGCTCGGTGAGGCTCATGTCGTACATCGGGTGTCCCTTCGGGTAGCGGTGGGGCAGGTCAGAGCAGGGCGAGGGCCAGGGCCGCGGGCAGCAGCCCGAGGGCGATGTGCGCGGTCTGGTCGACGTGCGCGGCACCGCCGTGCTCGGCGAAGTCGGCAGAGCCGGTGCGGCGCATCCACCACAGGACCGGGGTCCGCAGGTCGATCAGCGCGTGCGAGGCGGCCAGCCACAGCGGGGCGACGGTCCGCCCGGCCAGCGACGGGTCGAGGTCGAGCAGCCAGCCGCCGGCGGCGAGCAGACCGATCGAGGCGACGGCGTGCACGGCGGCGTGCTCGGCGAGGGCGAGGCGCCCGGCCCGGGTGCGCTGCGCCTTGTGCGCGGCCTGGTGGTCGGTCTGCAGGGCGTAGTCGGCGACCAGGTGTGCGACGTACAGCAGGACGAAGAACGCGGCGAACAAGGCGGCGGCGGGGGTGGGCATCGGTGTCTCCGTCTCAGACCGCGGCGGCGGTGTGGATGCGGGTCATGGTGGTGCTCCTGTTCAGGCGGAGGTGATGAGCTCGATGGCGGCGGTGTCGACGTCGTGCTCGTGGGCGATGGCGGCGGCGAGGATGTGGCTGGCGGGCGGGGCGCCCCACACCTCCAGCACGTACATGGCCGGGCTGCCGGTGATGCGGTAGGCGATGAGCTCGGGGGTGATGGCGTCGGTGGGGATGGTGGGCTCGGGCATGGCTGTGCTCCTTCGTGGCGGTGGGGTGGTGCGGTCCGGCGGCCGGGTTGGTCACGGTCGCCGGACCGGTCGGTGGGCCTAGTAGACGTAGGCGGTGCGGGTGTCGGCGTGCGTGGCGTGGCAGTCCTGGCAGCACGGGTCACCGGACGGGCCGGGGGTGAGCTCGTCCGTGTCGACGAGGGTCCAGCAGAACTCGCAGTCGGCCTTGGTGCTGGTGGCGATGACGGTCGCGAGCATGACTGTCCCCCTTCGATGTTGGGCTGCTTCCTGCCGCCCTCACACCCTCATGGTTGCATCGTAAGGATGCAGGGTCAAGATGCATTGTCATGATTCATCGCGAAGTAGAGTGCAGGCGTCTACCAGGGATGCAACCAGCCGTGGCATCATCAGGTCATGACCAGTACGGAGAAGAAGCAGCAGGCCGCGCGCGACCAACTCGCCGCGCTCAGCGCTGCCTACACCGAGGCGGAGGACAAGCTCAACGCGGCACGAGACGCGCTGAACGTCGGCATCGTCACGGTTCTGAAGGCCCGCACCCTCGGCCCGTCCGAGGTCGCCCGGATCGTGCCCTACGAGCGGAACCACGTCGGCCGAGTCGCGAAGGCCGGCGGCGTTCCACCGCTGCGCGAACGCACCGTCGTCAGCGCCAAGAGGGCAGACGGGGACGAAGCCTCCGGCTGACCCTGAACGCGTGCGGGCCGCCCGGCACATGCCGGACGGCCCTTTCGCATGCCCGCGGTCAGTCGTCGAGGAGCACCGGCAGGGGCATGCCGCCCCGCCGGTGGGCCTGCCGTACCGCGTCCCAGCCGATGCCCAACCGCCAGGCGATGCCTTCCCGTGAGTAGCCCTGTGCTGCGAGTTCGGCGGTGTCTTCGATGACGGCGGCCTGCCGGGTCGCTTCCACGCCGAGGTCGGGCGCGGCGTCGGGCGCGTCTATGTCGTCCCAGGCGACGGACGGCGCCCACCGGTACCGGCCGGCGAGAGCGCGGGCGGCGGCTGCGTCGGCTGCGGGTACGCCGTGGTGTTCGGCGGGCTGCTGCCACCGCTGGAGGTACAGGCGGGTGATGCGGGCCGCGGTGTGGATGGCGACGTGGGGGTTCCGCTGGTGGAGCAGGTCTCCGAGGTGGCCGCGGCCGATGTCGAGGAGGGTGGCGAGGACGGCCGGGGGGTTGCCTGCGACGACCAGGGCTTGCAGTCGGCGGGCGGTGCCGTGGCTGGCGGTGGTCGCGGCCCTGCCTGTGAGCGTGATGGGCTGGTCGGGGATGGTGACGGCGAGGATGCGCTGCTCGGTAGCGCGCGTGATGCGCGGGGTGTGCTGCCGGGCGATGCGGTACAGGGTGGCGCAGGAGATGCCCGCGGCAGTGGCGATGTGGGGGTCGCGCAGGCCTGCGGCTCGCAGCTGGTGAATGTGGTGGGCTGCGCGGCCGGGCGCGGTGAGGGCGGTGACGCCCTGGCGGTGGAGGTAGCGGACGTGCTTGGCGCTGTTGGGGGTGGTGGTGTGCATGGTGCTGCTCCTGGTGCCGGGGCGTATGGTGATCGGCACCGTGTAGGGGCGTCCCATTGGCTGGCGGGCCGGGGCGCCCCTCCTGCATGTCAGATGGCGTGCTGGTAGGCGGGGGCGAGCTGGACGTCGGTGATGGGGATCCATTTGCGGCCGCGCCAGAGGTGGGGGCCGGTGGGTCCGTAGGTGATGCGGAGGTCGTCGGCGTCATCGGTTTCGTCGAGCCAGAGCCAGCGGTCGTCTTCGAAGCGGTCGTCGTGGTCGTCGGTGCAGTTCACGGCCGGGCCTTGTGCTCGGCGGCCCACTGTTCGGCGTCGTCCCGCCCGCCGATGTTGTCGACGTACGCCGGGCACGCCTTGCAGGAGACGTTCCACTCGCCGTCGTCCTCCCAGGTGCGGGACTCGTGCGTGGCGGGGAGGCTCTCGGCGTGTGCGTGCCGCACGTGCCGGTCGTAGGCTCGGCGCGCGTCAGCGGCGCTGCTGTAGTCGGTCCTGGACATGCCGTCGCACCAGTCGGCCCCTCCGCAGGTCCACGCCCACATGCCTCGGCCGCTGCCCAGGTAGGGGATGCTGCCGTTCGGGACGGCGAGGGGATCGACGGTGCACGGCGCCTCGTACGTGTGGGCGGTGGTGCAGTCGGGCGGGCAGGACCGCTCCTTGATCACGTTAGCGGTGCCGTTAACGTGATCACTCGCCTTGATCACGTTGCGGGTAGCCGCAGAGTGATCGCCGGTCGCGGCGGCGAGCCCCTGGATTGCCTGGTACTTGGCTTCGGTGGTGTGGCCGTCCCATTGCGCGCGCGGGTCGTCCGCGGGCACGCGCTCGACGTGCGCGTACAGGTCGGCGTCGCGGGGGTGGATGTGCCAGGACATCTGCCGGCCGCCCGCGGTGAGGTAGAGGATCTGCCAGCCGGGCTCGTCGACGTCGGGGGCGGGGGCGATGACGGC